GAGAAACAATTTTGTAAATTTTTATAATTGGGCTTTGAAAAATGGATATAGTGATGAATTGACAATTGATAGAATAGATGTCAACGGAGATTACGAACCAAATAATTGTAGATGGGTTGATATTTATACTCAGGCAAACAATAAAAGGAATAATGTATATTATGAATATAAAAATGAAAAACACACTTTAAGGGAGTGGGCTAGAATAAAAAACATTCCTTTTTCAACATTAAGGCACAGAATAGAAAGAGGATGGGATATGGAACAAGCATTAAAATAATTTATGATAGTTTTGACTGCAGAAAACGAATAGTAGAAGATGCATGGGTGGTAAAATAGCAAAAGAGGCTTTTAGAGCCCCTTTTTGTATTTTAATGATAAATTATACCAGTTTGCGTATTTTGAGGCTAAATGAGCCTCTATTTTATGTTTAATAGCCTCTTTTAATTGTTTATCTTTACCATTATCGTAGTTATGGTGGCAATTTTGACATAATGTAACTATATTTTCTTCAATTCCTAGTCCTGAATGAGCCCTGCTTATGTAATGTGCGTTAGGCATAGCATAAGGACTACCACAATAAATGCAATGATGATGATCTCTTTCCCATACTTTTCTTTTTACTTCTTGCGAAATATCACAAGCCCTACTTCTTTTTGACATTATACCCCCCTATATAGTTATATTATATATTTTATTAAAAAATTTTCTCGACTTATCGAACAAAATATGGTAAAATACTGCCCTATCAGGAGGGGGTGTAGTAGAAGTGATGCAAATTACATACCAAAAAAGAGATGGTTGTATAATACAAAGATTAAGAAATACAATGCTTCCCTATAAAATAGGAGAAACAACATCTATGGGATGGAAAGTATTAAATATTGAATACGAATATAATAATAAATATTATCCAGAAAGCGAATTTAATAGATTAATATATAAAAATAAAGAAGATTTGTTAAAGAAAAGACACACTAAAGAGTTATGTGTTGGAGAATTAAAAAAAATCATTTATTATTTTATCGCAACAGTGGTAATAAACTTTTTAAAAGTATTGTTAGGTATATAAAAAACATTGCATTGACTTCTTGAATATAAAATAAGCAAAATATTGCTTAAAAAAACAAATTATAAAAAAAATTAAAAAGTGTTGACTAACGAAAAGATTATAGTATAATGGTAATTGTAAGGGTAACAAAAATCTAGTACGATTAGTGTCTTGAGAAGTTAACATAATATCAAAAACAAGAAGTTAGAACACTCAAGACATAGTACTTGGGTGTTTTTTGTTATTCAGAAAGGAGGATTATGAAAAAAGTATTATATCCAGATTTAGTTGCAGAAATGGCAAAACGTGGAGAAACACAAAAAACTATTGCAAAATTAATAGGAATAGCTAATACAAATGTAAGTAAAAGATTTTCTGGAAAGAAAGACTGGTCTATTAGTGAAATTGAAAAGATTTGCGATTATTATGGAAAGTCTTACGATGAACTTTTTAAAAAAAAATAAAAAAAAGAGAGTCTCGTTTGTAAAGAGAGTTCTCCTTAACATTATAACAAGAAGGAGTGAAACTGGCAAGGAAAGAAATGGAAGAAAGACAATTTAAAGGAATTTGGATCCCAAAAGAAATATGGTTATCAGAAAACTTAACATTACAAGAAAAAATAATACTTGTAGAAATAGATAGTTTAGAAACAGAAGAAAAGGGGTGCTATGCAAGTAATAAATATTTTGCTGAATTTTTTAAAATTAGTTTAGCAAGAGTATCACAAATAATAAAAAGTTTAGAAAATAAAAAATATTTGAGAGTAGATTACATTACAGAAAATAAACAAATATTAGAACGTCAGTTAAGAATACAAAAACCACCATATCCAGAGGTATTAAATATTCTAAAGGGGGGTATTAAATATTCTAAAGGGGGGTATTTAGAAAATTATAAAGATAATAATATAAATAATAATATAAATAATAAAGAAAATAATAATATAAATATTATTACAAAAGAAAGATTTAAAAAACCAACTTTAGAAGAAGTTGAAGAATATTGCAAACAAAGAAACAGTAGTGTAGATCCTAAAACCTTTTATGAATATTTTGAAACAGGTGGATGGATAGATAGTAAAGGAAATAAAGTAAAAAATTGGAAACAAAAAATTATTACTTGGGAAGGTAATAGAAAACAAAGTGATGGGCAAACAATATTAGATACATTTGAAAAGAATAATAAGGTAAGTGAAATGAATGAAGAAGAAAAGCAAGAAATGGAACGATTACTCAATGAATTTTCTGACGTTTGTTGACCAGAATGATTATATAAAAAAAGAAAATGCATTAGCTCATTACTTTAAAAAAGCATATAAATATTTAATATTTGAAGTTATGCCAAAGCTTAAACAAAAAGGCAAAATTGATGGGATCTATGAAATAGAATTACCAACAGAACCTTTATTTGAAAAAGTATATGGAAAGTTAAAATTAAAATTTAGTGTAAAAAATGATGTAGCAACTATAGAAGATATAGAACCTGGACAAATATTAATTGAATGTTATATGAGGCAATTACCACTTTACCATGGTATTCCTTATACAAATAAAAAAGATTTATTTAAATTAAAAATGATGGAGGCTAACAGTGAACAGAAGTGAAATTTTAGAAGAAACTTACTTAAGCGATGAAGAAGAAAGAGAAAAACAAGAAATAATTGATTTAGAAGAAAAATCAAAAAAACAAGAAAGATGTATAGAAAAAATAAAGGACGTATTAATATCTGATGATGATCCTTACGCAAGACTAGATGAAATAAGATTTTATATAAAGGAGTTAGAAAATGATTAAACAAATATTAAAAAAGAGAAAAAACACAAGTGAATTATTAAAGTTATCAGCATTAGAAGAACTAAATGATTTAAAAACAAAAGTTATACAATTACAAGACGATAAAATAACACTACAAGAAAAGACTATAAAACTACAAGAAGAAAAAATAATATTATTACAAGAAAAGGAGAAGAAACATGGAAGAAAAACAATTAAAAACAATACTAAAACAAGAAATTAAAGGTAATTATTTTACAGAACTAAATAACATAAATGTATCAGATAAAACAGAAAAGAAAAATGGACTAACTTATTTAAGTTGGGCTTGGGCTTGGGGAGAAGTAAAGAAACTACATCCAACAGCAAACTATACAATTTATGAAAGAGAAACAGAATACGGACCAGTAAATTATTTTACAGATGGTACAACAGCATGGGTAAAAACAGGAGTTGTAATAGACGGCATAGAACATATAGAAGAATTACCAGTAATGGACTTTAAAAACAAATCAATACTATTAGAAAATATAACTTCATTTGATGTAAATAAAACAATTCAAAGAAGCTTAACAAAAGCATTAGCAAGACATGGTTTAGGTCTATATATATATGCTGGAGAAGATTTACCAGAAGAAGAAGCAACAAAAAAAGTAGAACCAGAACAAATAAAGAAAATAAGAGAACTAATACCAGAAGAAAATATGGATGCTATGCTTAAATATTACAAAATAGATAAGATAGAAGATATGTTATATAACGATGCTGCAGCACTTATAGAAAGAAAAGAAAATGTTAACGGAAAAGATAGTAAACACTAATGAATATGCTGGAACAGTTGATTTAATCACAGGTGTTGAAGATTTTAAAAGCCAAGTAGAATATATAGAAGATTTTCATACATATAAATTAAATGGAAAAATAATACCTAGTGTCACACAGCTTTTAGATAATGGAGAATATATAAACATAAATAAAGAAATACTAGATTATGCTAGAGATAAAGGTCTAATAGTTCATAAAGAGATAGAAACATACTTAAAAACACAAGAAACGGGGTTTACAAGTGAATTTTATGAGTTTTTAAGACTTTATAAGGACAATGAAGAAAAGTTTTCTGCAAGGGCTATATTTGATTATAAAACATATAACACAAATCTTAAAAAGAATAGAGAAAAGTGCTATAAGCAAATAAAAATGTACGATAAAGCTATTGAGTATTTAACAGGAAGAGGAGTAGACAATTACTATATGATCTGGCTTCCACACGAAAAAGAAGGAAAAATATTTGATTTAAAAGAGGAGTTCGAAAATGGAGAAACAAACGTGGGTGAAGATGGCAAAACTATATCAGAGTAAATTAGATGAACTATGGCAACAAAATTTAGATTTAAAATGCAAGTTAAATACAAAAAACAATATAGAAGAAGAAGTCAAAAAAATGCTTTTACATTCTTCTATATCAATACAGGACTGCGAAAAAATATTTAAAATTATAACATTGGAGGAAAGAATATGAAAATAATAATAAGCAAAAATAAAGATGGAAACGGATATTACACAAAAGTACAAAATGATTACAATGGAAAACATACTGAAAAATACTTATCATTGCAAATACCAAAAGGAACTAATTTAGAGTACGGTTTATATGATGTAGACGGATTCTTATCAACTTATGAAAAAAAAGACGGAAACATAGAATTTAAGCTAGTAATAACAGATGTAAAACAAATAAAACAATATAATGACAAAACAAGTTTTAATGGTCCAGAAAATGATCCTAATGGAAAAATTGGAGAACCTGGAGTAAACCCATTTGAAGAATTTGGAAAAAAAATAAGCAACATAGAAATTACACCAGAAGATTTACCATTTTAGGAGGTATAAATGAGATATTATCAAAGAAAAATATATAAAGTAATAAAAGAATACATAGAAGATTATGGATATAGCCCAACATATAGAGAAATAGCAGATTTAGCATATTTAAATAGTCCAGCAACAATACATCATCACATGAAAAAACTAAAAGAAGAAGGATATATAGATTTTGAACCTAAAAGAAATAGAACAGTAAGAATAATAAAAGAATTAGAGGATTAATATGTTAGAAAAATTAAATGAAGATATAGATTATTACAAGGGAATAATAGAAGACTTTAAAAACTTAGATAGTGCCGATTTTACAGGAGCATATACATTAAGTCAAATAGCTTTAGTAGCTGCTGATAGGTGGAACGAAATAATGCTAAATAGCGTTAAATATTCAAAAGAATTAGAAGTAACAAAAAGCGAATTTACATCATATTGTTATCAAAAATTTAAAATGTTAATGAAAATTCACGATTTTTGCAGGGTTATATATAGGCAAGGATCTTATGGAATACAAAATAGTTTTTATAATGAGGACTTAAATGATTAAATGAAAAACGATAAAAGAATATACGTAATGAGTTACCCAATGGTGCTTAATGGAACGTATAAAGTGAAGTTACGAATGTTTAAGAAAAAAGGAATAAGTTACTACTTATATGTATTTATAATGAGAATAAAATATGATTATGTTGATATAGTGGAGGAATAGTATGAGTGAAGAAGAACAAAAATATTTTAAAGATTTAATAGGTTTTACATTTGATAGTGATGATATTAAATACATAGAAAACATAGTAAAAAGAAAAGACAAAGTAATAAACGACTTATTAAAGAGAATATCAGATTTAGAGTTTGAAGTTGAAAAGCAAGACAAAGAAATAGAAAGATTAAAAGAAGAATATATGATATTACAAAATGCTAGTGATGAAGTAGAAGAAGAAAAAGACAAAGAAATAGAAAGACTAAATAATATCATAAACGAATTAGAAAAAGAATTAGATAGAGGGTATAGAGATTTATTTGAACATGAATTAGTACCTGGTAGAGAATTAATTACTAATATAAAAAATTATTTACAAGAACTAAAAGGAAGTGATAAAGAGTGAATGAAGAAGAATTATATAAGTTAGCACTAAGTGATATTCATAAATATAATTTGTTAAATGAAATATTTGCAATTAGAGATAAAAGATTTTCAAAAGAACAACAAGACAGTATGTTATATGTAAATGGATATATAGGAATAGATACATTAAACAATTATGTAAATCTAATAAATCAATTACAACAAAAAGAAAACAAAATAAAAGAAGTTAGAGAATATTGTTTAGAAAAAGCAAAAGGAAGATTAGAAAGAACTTTATATGATGATATTTTAGAAATATTAGATAAGGAGAATAAACAATGAACGAATCAGATAAAATTATTAAATTACTTCTTGCCCAAAACACAATGCTTACTTTACTTTTAAAAGGTGTATTTCACACTTCTAACAAAGAAGCTGAAAAGATTTATTACAACATTTTAGAAGAAGCTGGGTTTAAAGTTAGTGATTTAATAGAAAAGGAAAATAGTAAATGAACAATGCACAAACAAACATATTTGAAATGATATATTCAACATACAAGATTAAAAAGCCAATAAGACTTATAGAGTTCTTTGCAGGTTATGGATCACAAGCACTTGCTTTAAAATATTTAGGAGTACCATTTGAACATTGGAAAATATGTGAGTGGGCAGTAAAATCAATTCAAGCATATAAAGATATTCATTTTACTAATGATAATACTGATTATTCACAAGAACAATATGCAACCGATTTAGATTTATTAAAAAATACTTTATACCAATTAGGTATATCTAGCAATTATAATGAACCAATGACAGAAAAACAAATTGATAGATTAAGTGAAAAACAATTAAGAACCATTTACAACAATATAGTTGCCACAAATAACTTGGTAAACATACAACAAGTAAAAGGCGAAGATTTAGAAATAGTAGATACTGATAAATATGATTATATTTTAACTTATTCATTTCCTTGCCAAGATTTATCTTTAGCAGGAAAAGGCAAAGGAATGAGTGATACATCAACTAGATCAGGTATGCTATGGGAAGTTGAAAGAATACTTACTGAATGTCACGAATTAGGATCATTACCACAAATACTTTTAATGGAGAACGTACCACAAGTACATGGTGCAGATAATGTTGAAGACTTTAACAAATGGCAATTAAGATTAGAAGAACTAGGATATAAAAACTATTGGAAAGATTTAATTGCTACTGATTATGGAATACCACAAACAAGAAATAGAACATTTATGGTAAGTATTTTAGGAGATTATAACTATACATTCCCTAAACCAATACCACTTAAATTGAAATTAAAAGATATGTTAGAAGATGAGGTTGATGAAAAATATTATTTAAGTGATAAAATGCTAGAATATATAACAAGCAAAGATGATAAATATAAAGTAAATGAAAATAAACTTGTTATAAATAGAAATATTGCTTGTAGTAAAACAACAAGAGAGGGAAATACAAGAGCAGATACTACTGATTATGTTTGTGATGAATTACCTGAAAACTATAATATAAAAAATGGTTGTAAACAAGTTTATGATTTGAATTATTATAATCATGAACAAAGCAATAGAGTTTATTCTCCTGATTATTCCAGCCCTACTTTAAGAACAAAATGTGATGAAGCAGGAACAATAAAAATTATAAATGCCACAAAACAAGGCTATTTAGAAGCAACCGATGGAGATGGTATAGATTTATTACAACCTAATAGTGAAACAAGGCGTGGTAGAGTTCAAAAAGAAGCAATACAAACAATTGATACTATGGGTGGAAATGGCAAAGGTGTTGTAGTAAATGATTTAAAAATACGCAAATTAACACCAAAAGAATGTTTTAGATTAATGGGTGTAAAAGATGAAGATTTTAAAAAATGTGCCAAAAACCAAAGTGATAGCAGTTTATACCACTTGGCAGGAGATAGCATTTGCACTTCTTGTCTTATGGCATTATTTAGTCAATTATTAGATATAAATTGGGAGGACAAATTATGGAATATAAAAAACTCTATAAAAATGGAAAATACATAAAAGATGAACATAGATATATTATGGAAGAATATCTAGGTAGAAAATTAGAAAGTTGGGAGATAATTCATCATATAAATGGTAATAAAAGAGATAATAGAATTGAAAATTTGCAAGTTATGACACAAGATGAACACAACAAATTACATAAAGAGAAATTACCTAAAACAAAAATATGTATAGAGTGTGGTAAAGAATTTAGTCCACCAATAAAACATAGAGGTAGAAATACTATTTGTTCTTTAGAGTGTTGGAAAAGTCATCAAAAAAAGGTATCTCCTTTTCAAAATATTTCAATAGCAAGTTATAAAGATAATGAAAAAGTAAAAGAATATAAGTCAATTAAAGAAGCTAGTATAGATGTGAATGGTTTATCTACTAATATAGTTAAATGTTTAAAAGGGAAGATAAAAAGTGCTTATGGTTATCAATGGAAATATATTTAAGGAGTTATTATGAAAGAATATTTTAAATTATTGAACCAATACAAATACAAATTAACAAAGCAACAGTACAAAACACTAAAAGGGCAAATACTATCTGGCGACACTTTGGGTTTTCAAAAAGGGTTATACAAATTAATAGTAAAGGAGAAACAAAAATGAAAATAGAAAAAATAGCAGTTGTATTATTAATAATTGCAATAGTAATGATTATTTCAGGAATAGTTTTAGAAGTAATAGACATGTTAATAGATCATCAATGCTATCAATTAGCTCCAAATGAATTTTACCAGTCAACTATATGTGAAAGGTACTGGAAATATGAAGAATAAAAAAGAAAAAGTTTATGCTTTATATAAGCAAGAAAATTGTCTTGGTATAGGAACAATTAAAGAATTATCAGAAGAATTAAATGTAAAAGAAAAAACAATAAAATTTTATAGGACACCAACTTATAAAAAAAGAGTAAAAAAAGGTATTAATAGAAGAGAATTAATAAGAGTAGAATAGGAGGTTAAGCAAAAAATGAATGATGAACTTGTAAAAAAATTAATAGAATATGAAAAAACAAAAGATACTATGTCTTTTGATAGTTTAATTAGAGCAAACACAAAATTAGTGGATGAAAATACTATAATAAAAAAAGAATTAAAAAAATGTTATAGCATTATAGATAATATAAAAATTTATTGTACGGGTAAAAAATCAGAAATAGCAAAAGATATATCCAGAATCATTGAAGGGGAATAAAGGAGGTATTCATGTCTTTAGAAGATATTTATAAACAAATAGAAGAACTTGAAAATAATTTAGAATATTATGAAAATAGACTAGAAAATTTAAAAAGTCTAGTAATACCACAAGCAACGCAATTTGATAAAATTATGGTTGACGGTGGTAAAAGAACGGATAAATTATTAAAATTTGTTGAAATAGAGAATCAGCAGCAGCTAGAAACAACTATTTTATATATAAGATCCAGATTAAGAGATTTAAACATACTTAAAGACAAGGAAATAGACCGTTTAACAAAATATGGTGAAACAGTCAAGGCAGTTGTTTTCTTGCGTGAGAGAGAGTTTAAAAGCGATTATAAAGGCAATAAAAGGCATCTTACGTGGGTTGAGATAGGACAGAAACTTTATTGTGATGAAAGAACAGCAAGAAGGTGGTACAAATTAGCAATAAAAGAAAGAAAAAGAGTACTTAGCTAGTGTACTCTTTTTTAATAGTCTTCTTTTAATTTTTCAAAAGCCCAACGAATAAACTCAGTTTTATTCATTTTAACAGAATTTAAAAAGTCGCATAATTCCTGGTATTCTTCATACTGTAAAACAGCTTTAAAGTCTTTTACTAGTTTTTTTTCTCTTAACTCTTTATTTCTTTTTTGATTATATAAAACTTTCTTTTTTCTTGCTTTTTCATTCATAATATACACACCCTTCTTAATTTTATTATTATTTTCTTTAAAAGTCAAATTGACAATTAAATTAAAATAATATATAATTTAATTGTCTTTTAACTCCTAAAAACTTTTTGGTTTTTATTAGTTATTTTGATATAGTGTTGATCCAGGAACTAAGTCCTGGATTTTTTATATTTCTATCAATTTATCTCTATAATCACCATAAATATATAAACTTCTATTTGATAATGTTCTTATGTACTCACAATTAATATTATTTTTTTGCTTTTCTATCTCTTTTTCTAATTCTTTTATTTTTATAATACTATTGTTATATGTTTTTATTAATTCTGTTGTAATCATTTCCATTTGGTTTGGCTCTGTATATATCAACTTATCCCATTTATCGCTTATATAAACAAAATTATTTTCTTTTTGTTCAAATGTTAATGTTTTTAGACTATATCCTTTAAAATTAAAACTAATATCAATTAAATTTTCATGTTCATAATAACAACGTCTATCTATTGTTATATAAAACAATTCTTTTGAATCTTCATAAGCAATTATATTGTCATTATAATCTTTTAAATCAGAACTATACTTTCCAGTTTTTTCTCTATAACAATAACCAACTCCAGCTTTTTTTAATATTATTTTGCCGATTTTTTTTGCAATTTCTTCTTGTCTTTTGTCGCCGATCCCTTTATTTATATATTTATTTAATATTTTAATGGCTTCTTCTGTTATATTTTTATTTAATAAGTAATTTATATTACCAACTATTAAATGATTAAATATAGCAGCTTTTTTTGTGTTTTCTGTTGTCATTAAATTAATATTTTTTATAAATTCATTCATGTTATTACCTCCATTATATTTTTATATTTAATTCTTTTATAATACTTTCTAATATTTCAATATTATTATTTACTTTTTCTAATTCATTTTGTAAATTTTCTTTTTTTTCAGTAAGATCAAATTTAAATTTTTCTAGTAACATCCCATAATCAATTATTTTTTCTACTGTTTTTTGCTCATCTTTTTTTATTATGTTTCTTAATATTAACAATTCGTTTCTTATTTCATTCATTTTTCAATACCTCCAAACAATTTAACTTCTTCTATATAATAATTAAGTCCTTCTTTTAAATAGTCTTGATCTTCTTTTGAATAAATTCTTTCAATGTCTTCACCTGATATATATGTATAAACTTCTCCTGATTTATTCCATTTTGTTGGTTTTTTATATACTCCAGAATATATAAATAGACCGTTTTTTGTTTGTCTAAATGTTCTATAATACCCTTTAACATAATTTAAAATATCTTCTTTTTTCATTTTATATAATCACCTTTCCTGTAAATTCTAAATTCATTTTATTATCTTTTATATTAGTTATTTTATATTCTATGTTTTTATTACCAAATAGAATAACAACATTTTCATTATTTTTATAGTGATCTAAAAACATATTCTTTGCATTTTCCTCCAAGTCTCTTAAATCTATCCATGTTTTTTGTAAAATATTCATTTTATAATACCTCCCTTAATTTACTTTTTAATCCTGTAAGTCTTTCTAAATACTTTATAAATTCTTTAAAGTCTTTTGTAGTCCATTCTTCAAATTGATCTTCCTGATAATCTAAAATATCTTGATATACTGAATCAAATTCAGTTATAGAGAAATAATCATAATTTTCCTCTCTTAATGTATAAATCACGTCTTGATAGTCTTCTATTTCTTTAATAAATAAATTTCTTTTCATTTTATTGTTCCTCCTTTAATTTTTTTAACATCAGATCTAAGCTGTCAATTTCACCTTCAAGTCTTCTGGATAAAGCACTGTCGCCGTGATATCTTTTTTGTGCGTTTACATATTGTTCTACTTTCTTTTTAATTAATTTTTCTATTTGTTCTATTGTCATTTTATAACATCTCCTTTATCTCTTTTCTTAATCTTTCAACAACTCCAGCCCAGTATTCTAGACCGTGCATATTAACTAAAACTCCGTCTTTTTCTAAGCAGCTTATAACTGCTTTTTTTGCTCTTTCTAATTCTTCAAATTTTTCTTTCATTTTATTTTTTCTCCTTTATTAAATATTTTGGTAATTTTTTCCAATTATATTGTTTTTGTAAATATTTATCAGTTTTTTCCATATCTTTTAAGTATTGTTTTGCTTTTTCTAATGTTTGACAGCTTGCAAGTACAAAGTCCGGCATATCTTCAAGCACTATATTATATTTAAACATATTTTTTTACCTCCTAATCTGTAACAAGATCCCTCTTTCTTTAATCTTCATATTTTTTTCCTGAATGTTGTATATACCAAAGCTTAAATATTGCCATTTTAGCATCTTGTAATTGTTTTTCTAGATCTTCTCTTGTCATTTCACTATACAAGCGACTTTTTCCGTTGTTTATTTCGTCTTGATATTTTCTTATTTCCTGCTCTATTAATAATAGTTTTTGATCTCTTTCTTCATAATATTCTTTTAATATTTTATCCATTTTTATTTCCTTCTTTCAATTTAATTTTTCCTGGTTAACCTATACACCAGAAGGTTTTTATTTAAAATGATTCGCCAGCTTCTAATGTAAATTTTATTATGTCATTGGTCCAGCAATTAGCAAAATTATCTTTTATGTTTTCATATAATGTTTTTATAATTTTATCTACCCCTCCAATAGCTGTTATACTTTTTTTGTTAAATTTCCATGCCCACGTTCTGGATTTATCTTCTAAAACTTTTATTTTGTATTTTTTATTTGTTTCCAATTCTTCTACTATTAAATAGTTTTCTATTGAATAAATTTTATAATTTTTATATTGCATATTCTTTACACTCCTTCAAATTGCTTTAAGTCTATATTTTTAAATTCTTCTACTTTTTTAAGTATATTTTTTTTGCTTGCTTGTTTTACTTCTTCAAATTCTTCTTTTATTGTTTCATAAGGTGTTGACATCATGCATCCTTCATTTTCTGATATAATTCTATTTTTTGTTATTTTAGAAACTAGATCTTTTTTATAATTGTAATAGATAGATAATTCTATAAATTCATTATCTTTTCTATATCTTTTTACTGCTGCTGGCTTTCCGTGGAATATCCAAAACTGGATATCCACTTCAAAACCTGGATCAATATTTTTTAATTTTTCTTGAAATTCTTTATATTCTTTTACTTTTACACTCATTTTTTACACTCCTTCAAAATAATTTAGTATTTTTTCTTTTTCTTTGTGTGCTATTGTTATAAATTCACAATAACAAGCTCCATTTTTGTTATATAATTTTGATGCTATACAGTTTCCCCAAGTTGTGGATCCTGTTTTTAACAATTCTTTATAGTCTTTTAAATAACCTTGTAAAAATTCAATATTAAAATATGTTATATTTTTTCTATATTTTTTTAATTCTTCTTTTAAATATTTATATAATTCTAGATCTTTTTTCATCTATAAAACCTCCTCAATAGTTACTCCATGATCTTTTATTCTGTTTTGCATCTCTTCAGCTGCTTCTAATGTATTGTAAATTTTTGCGTCTTCTTTTTCGCTTGAAAAGTTAACCATAATAATAGTGCCCCCTATTTCAAAAACTCCTGTAAAATAACTGTCATAATTTTTTAAAATATATTTTTTCATTTTTCTTTTTCTCCTATTCTTTTATTGTTTCCGGGTTTAACCTTCTAACCCGGCAAAGGATAAAGCTAGTTTTTCTTGTTTTCTGATAATAGTTGTGTCAAAACGTGCTCTTAATTCATCCATTGTAAATGTTTTTTTCCCTCTTTTTCTGTAAGCTCCCGTATGATAATACCAAGCAAACTTATTATTTGACCAATGGAATCCTGCTTCTTTTATTTCATTTTTATAGTTTTTTGTTTCTCCTGTTAACCAGATCCAAGTTCCGATTATTTCAATGTTTACTCCTTCAAAATTAATGATGCTGTCTATTATTTCCACAAATTCTTCTGGTGCTTCTGTGTTTTCTTTTTCATAATATTCACCCTTACTATTGATGAATGTATTTTTTACTTTTTCAAATTTTTCTTTATATTGTTTTTGCATCTCTACAAAGTCTTTAGTTGTGTCTTTTTCTTTGTTTCTATCTGGATGCAATTTTAATACTAATTTTTTGTACTCCTTTTTTAGATCTTCTAATGTTTTTATACCTTCAAAATAATTTTTCATAACTTTTAACTCCTTCTTTTTAACTTTTATTAATTATTTTTTTATAGTGTTTTTTCAATTTTTAATACTTTTACATAACTTTTTTTTATGTCTTCAAGATATAATTTTAAAGTTTCTAGTGTTGCGAATGTTGGCGTTATTCCAACAGTATTATTATTTAATAAGCAATAAGCTTTATAACTAGATCCAGGCTTACTGTTTAAAGCCTTAATAAAGTCGTTCATGTTTTCATCTCCTTTCTAACAATTAGACATTGTCAATTTTGACCTTTTAAAAAAGCTGGTTTTTTGCTTTTCGTGATTTAATTGTATCAAAGCACTAGTACATTGTCAATACATTTTTTAAAAAATTTTTCAAATTCTTCTAAAAGCCTTATATATCAACGAAAAAAAACTTAAAAAAATTTTGCTTTATTGCTTCAGGTTGTCCTGTTATGCCCTTAAATTGTAAGTTATAATGTTATTGTAAAATAGTGCACCAGAAGAGAAGAAACCTTCCCGAATCTTTTGGAGGTGATTACATGATAAAATTAACAGAAGATCAAAGAAAAGATATAATAATAAGCTATAAACTAGATAACAGTAAGCAGAATATAGAAAAACTTAGCAAAAATTATAATATCTCTAAAAGAAGAATATTTCAAATCGCTAAGGAAGAAGCTTCTGAAGATATCGAAAAGGCTATAACTGAAAGTAAAGACAACTTCACCAAAAGAGCAAACGAGATTATTAAACTCTTACTTGATAAAATAGAAGAAAAGGCACTAAATGACGACAAAACAACACTATCACAGCTTAGCACAACTCTAGGGATCTTGTATGATAAAAGCAGACTAGAAAACAATTTATCAACATCAAATAATAGTATTAATATCAACATAAAAGTAGAAAAATAAGTGTAAAAAAGTGTACAAGTTAACATAATGTATATTATAGGAACTAAAAAAGATATACATCTAATAGACATATATCTAGTTATTTATATATATATTATAGCACTACTGGGGCAGCAAAGCAAGAACAGAGCAAGGGGAGCAGCGAACATCTGGAGTTGTTGCAAAGCAACAAAAGAGGGATCCCCCCCCGGTATTACCATATACCTCAATTTTCTAGGGTGGTAATCTATACATACATACATATATATATACACACACATAAAAATACATAAAAGAACACGTAAAAAGTGTAAAATCACACTTAAAAATGTAAAATTTACACCTATTGAAAAATAAAGGAAAAATGCGAATTGCTCACAGGCGGGAAACAGAAAATAGAAGTGTAAAGTCCCCCCTATCAAATAGGTATATGGGGGTAAAAAAGTAAGATACTATCTTTAATAGGTAGTGTACTGATGATATATAGAAGTGTACGAGGACTTCTATCGTGTCCGACCTCGACAGGTAACTATAAACTGTAATGGATAGAGATAGTATCAAGATAAATTATAGATGTTATACTAGATAGAACTTTATATCATTAGTACAGTACTTGTAAAAGAGTACTAGACATTACTAAAAACTTCATGGTGCTATCTATTTATGGGTAGCATAGAGTAGATAGTTTGTTTATACTGTACAGGACAGTTAGCTGAATACAACTTATCTATTCTATGGTGCTTATAAGGCTTTAAACCATTGTCGAAAGGCTAATCTACAAATTCTATATCTTAAAGTAGAAGCGAGAAGCACTAAAATGTAGGGCACTAACGATTAACCCCCTAGAAGAAGGTGAAGAGCCTTCTTATAAATCGCAGAGTGGAGAAGGAGTATCTCACAAGTTTCCTTAGCTTGAGGTCGGTGGTGCAAGTCCACCCTCTGCAACCAAATAAATTAAAGAGTATGTGATAAGCCTTCATATACCAAGGAGGTGATGCCAGCGCTTATGGAACTAGATTTAAGAATAACTGAGAAACAAGATTTATTTATCCACTCAGAAGCTTTCGAAACACTATTCGGAGGCGCAGCCCTGTAGGCGGTGGTTAGGTAAATCATACGGACAATTAGTAGATGCATTAATATATGCTTTAACTTATGAGAAGTCGAAGCAGATAATATTCCGTAGAACATTTCCTGATTTGGAAAGGTCTATAATAAGAACATCTATGGAATTATATCCTAGACAAATAGCATCATATAACTCTAGTAAACATACGTGGACATTTCAAAATGGTTCAATAATAGACTTTGGGTATATAGATAATGAGAATGATGTATATCAATACCAAAGTGCTGAATATGATGTTATAAGATTTGATGAATTAACCCACTTTACTGAATATATGTATACTTATATGATTTCACGTTGCCGTGGAGCAAATGGGTATCCTAAACGAATAAAGTCCTCAACAAACCCTGGAGGAGTAGGACATGTATGGGTAAAGGAAAGATTTGTAGATATAGGGCCAAGTGGAGAAATGCACGAATGTAGGCTAGAAACTGGAGAAGTAAACACAAGACTGTTTATACCATCATTTGTAACAGATAATAAGTTTTTAATGGATAAAGATCCTGATTACGTAAAACGATTAGATGCTTTGCCTGATAAGGAAAGAAAAGCCTTGAAGGAAGGTAATTGGGATATATTTGATGGACAATACTTTAAAGACTTTGACCGTAGTGTACATGTAATAGAGCCATTTATGATACCTGAAGAATGGGACAGGTATAGAACATTAGACTATGGACTAGATATGTTAGCATGTTATTGGATAGCAATAGATCCACAAGGTAATGAGTATTGTTATAAAGAATTATATGAAAATGATTTAATTATTTCACATGCAGCACAACGTATTTTAGAAGTAAATGGTGATGACAAAATTAAATATACTTATGCACCACCTGATTTATGGAATAGAAGAAATGATACTGGTAAAAGTGCTTATGATATATTTAGAGAAAATGGAGTAATACTAACAAAATCATCAAATAATCGTATTATAGGGTGGTATGCAGTACAAGAACATTTAAAAATAATAGAGAAAAAAGATGAACAAACAGGTGAAATTATACGAATAAGTAAGCTTCGCTTTTTTAATACATGCAAAAACATTTTAAGAACTTTACCAATAATACAAAGAGATGAGAAAAACCCTAATGACTGTGCAAAAGAACCACACGAATTAACCCATGCACCAGATGCAATAAGGGGCTTTTGTATAGAAAGAACTAAAGCAACAAGAATAATGACTGAAGAAGAATTAATGTATGAAGAGTCAAGAAGACAACGAAGAAAATTAGGAATATTAGGAATAGCTGGAGCAACAGCAACAAAATCTTATATGAAGTATGGAGGTTAAAATGATAATATTTTTAAGCATATTAGTAGTTTTAATGGCAATAGCAATAGCATTGTTAGAAATTAGAATTATAAAAATACAAAAAGAAGCAAAAAAAGAAAAACCAAAACTAACAAAAGAAGAAAAACACAAACTAGAAGCTGCAAGAAAGGCTTTTAATAACTTAATGGAATATGGTTATGAAGAAGCTATGAAAAGGAAGTGATTAGATGGAACCAACAAAAGACTGGAAGTTATATGAATCAGGAATAACATATAACCAAAGTATGTATGGGGCAGATAAAAACTATTATGATGTAATAGATACAAACATAGCATTTGCAAGTGGAGACCAATGGAGAAACGTACAAGCAGATGGACTACCTAAACCTGTATTTAACATAATAAAACGTGTTAAGCAGTTTAAAATAGCTTCTTTAAAAGCAGATAACATTTCAATATCAATACAACCAATGGAATATAGACCACAAACAAATGATGTAGTAATGCAACAAAAGGTAAAAAATACAGATTTAGCAAATGCAGAAATAAAAAATGTATTAGAAAACGTAAATTTTGATGCTAAATCAAGAACTTTACTAGGAGATGGTTTTGATACTGGAGACTGGTGTATTCATTGGTATTTTGATCAAGATGAGCAACCATATAAATTAGTATCGCCATCAGTAAAAGGAATAATAAAAGCTGAAATAATAGACTCTACAAATGTAATATTTGGAAACCCAAACACTAGACAAGTAGAAAAACAGCCTTACATTATATTAGTAGGAAGAGACCTTGTAAAGAATTTAAAAGAAGAAGCTGAAAAAAATAAATCAAAAGATATAGATTTAATCAAGGGCGATTCTGATACACAATACCAGATGGGAGATAATGGTAAAGTTGAAAATGATGCTGAAGGATATGAAAAAGCACTTTATATAATCAAGTATTATAAAGAAAATGGAAAAATATATGCTAATAAAAGTGTAAAAGGCACTTATATATATAAACATAAAAATACAAAACTAAATTATTATCCTGTAGCATTTAATAACTGGGAAGAAGTAAAGGGCTCATATCATGGTAGAGCAGAAACAACTGGAATAATACCTAACCAAATAGCCATCAATAAAATGTTTGCTATGGTTATCTACCATTTGATGCTTACAGCCTTTCCTACAGGTGTTTATGATGCAGACCGTATAGAAGGATGGACTAATGAAATTGGGGCTCAGATACCTGTTACAAACCTTCAAGGAGACTCTATTAGAAATATAGCAGGATACTTAGAACCAGCACCAATGAGTACACAAATAATAGATGCAATAGAATTAGCTATGCAATACACTAAAGAGACATTAGGAGTAGGAGATGCTTCTTTAGGAAACGTAACAATGAATAATGCAACAGCTATCATAGCAATACAAAAGAGTGCAGCAGTACCACTAGAAAACGTAAAAGCAGCATTCTATGAATTTGTAGAAGACTGTGGAAGAATAATTATAGATATGATGGGGACTTATTATGGAATAAGACCTGTTGTAGTAACTGGACCAAATAACGAAAGAACTGTTGAAGACTTTGATTTCAATACTCTAAAAGATATGTGGTTACACATAAAAATAGATGTAGGAAATGCTTCATATTTCTCAGAAGTTGCAAGCCTACAAACACTAGATAACTTATTAAATAATGGAATGATAGAATTTATTGAATACTTGAAGAGAATACCAGATGAAATAATACCAAATAAACAAGAACTTATAACTTCAATAGAACAAAATGATTTATATAAACAAGCAGTATATAACTTAATGGGTCAATTTATGGATACATTAGATCCAACAACAAGAGCATCATTAACACAATTAAATCCAGAACAAATGGAAAAAACAGTATTAGAAATGATGGGAGCATTAGGTACAGAAGGATATAACACAGTACAAGATATGGAAAACCCATTACCAACAGATGAAGACCTAGCACAAACATTACAAATGGGAGAAACAGGAGCAATACCAATGATGCAACCACAAACTGATGTAGGAAGAAACGCAGTTGAAAAAATGCAAGAATTAGAACAAATAGGTGGAGCAAGAACCTAAAAAATACTACCTTTATAGGTAGTTTCCTGCTGTTGATTTTTTTATAAGATAATCTCTTATACATGCCCCTTTCGACAGTAGGAAAGTACTTATAAGAGTACTATGGGCTACCATACCCAGAGGAGGAAATTTTAATGGAAAATGAAGAAATTGTTGAAAGTATACCAACAGAAACAATGGACTCAGATGATGACTTTTTCTCAGATTTAGATAACGAAGTTATTTCTGAAAACGAAAAAAGTCAAGACCAAACTGAGAACGAAACTGAAGAAGTGGAAGCACCAAATGAAACTTCTGAAGAAAATTCAAAGGATGGAGAAGTAGATTTTGAACCTTTATTAAAGGCTTTATCTGGAAAGATTAAGTACAATAAAGAAAATGTAACTGTAGAGTCTTTAGAAGATTTAATCAACGGGTACCAAAAAGGATTAAACTACGATAAGAAACTACAAGAACTAGAAAATCTACAAAATAGCAAACTAGAAAAGTATGCTAAAAACAAAGCAGAAGAATTAGGTATAACAGTTGATGAGTATATGGATCGAGTAGAACAATACGAAAGAGACCAACAAAAAGCTCAAGATGAAGCAAGATTAGAAGAATTTATCAATAATGGAGTACCTGAAGACGTTGCAAGAGAAGTAATTGCTACAAGTCAATTAAGAAAGCAATTACAAGCAAAAGAAAACGAACTTAAGGCAAGGGAGGAAGCTGCAAGAAAAGAAAATGAGAAAAAAACAGAATATGAAAAATTTCTCAAAGATTTTCCTGAAGTTAAACCTGAAGACATACCTAAAGAAGTTTTTGAAGAGGCTGAGAATTCTACGTTAAGCAATGCTTATATGAAGTGGAAACTAAAAGAATTAGAGAAACAATTAAGTATTGAAAAAACAAACAAGGAAAATTCACAGTCAACAGTAGGTGGAGTTACAGAAACAGGACCTACACAAGAAAAATATGATAAAGATCCATTTTTAGATGGATTCTATGACGAATAAAGAAAGGAATGATGAACAAGGGCAGTAAATTTAGCCACAAAATATTCAGACAAAGTTGCTGAAAGATTCAAAATGAAATCATTAGCAACAGGATTTACAAATCAAGAGTATAACTGGGAAGGAGTAAAAACATTAACTGTTTATTCTATACCAACAGTTGCATTAAGCAACTATGATAGAACTGCTGCAGCAAACCGTTATGGTACACCAGCAGAATTACAAGATACTATTCAAACAATGACAGTATCACAAGATAAAGGATTTACATTTATAATTGATAAAGGTAACAAAATGGATTCAATGAACGTAAGAGATGCTGGAAAAGCATTAAGACGTGAAATTGATGAAGTTATTGTACCAACAGAAGACAAATATGTATTTAATGTAATAGCAGAAAGTGCTAAACCACAAACAGCACAAGGAGCTATTTCTAAATCAAATGCTTATGAAATGTTCTTAGCTGGACAAACAGCATTAGACAATGCTTTAGTACCAGCAGCAGGAAGAATTGCAGCAGTAAATGCTACAACATTAGCTAAATTAAAACAAGATAGTTCTTTTGTATTAGCTAGTGAAATGGGTCAAAAAGTTAAGATTAACGGACTAGTAGGAGAATTAGATGGTGTTAAAATCGTAAAAGTACCAGATAACTATTTACCTACAGGATGTGAATTCTTCATTACTCATCCATCTGTTACAGTAAAAGCTGAAAAACTACATGACTATAAAATTCATGATAACCCTCCTGGAATTAGTGGAAACCTAGTTGAAGGAAGAATTTATTATGATGCATTTGTATTAGATTCTAAAAAAGATGGAATTTACGCACACTATTCAGCAGTTTAATAAAAGTCAAGAGTTTATCTCTTGATAAAAGGAGTTCTACACAGAACTCTTTTTCTGAGGAGGTAAAAATATGTTAGCAGAAGATATTTTCAAAATAACAATGGCTATGATAGATGAAATGCTTGCATCAGGAGACTTAGATGCAGAAGCAACAGCAGAATATAGAGCAAAAGCACCATCTATACTTACAATGTTACAAAACGAACTTGTAGGAATAGATAATAGATATAGACACGAAAAAGAACGAGTAGAACCTGTTGCAATAGAGTCATTAGACCAAACAGTTCAAGTAGATACAATAAAAGCAGCAACATTACTAACTAATGGGTTAGCTGCTCATTTAATGTTACATGAAGATAAAGCACTAGCAAATTACTTTGAACAACGATATGAAGAGATGAAAGCATATTTCTTAAAGCCAATTCCAAGAACACCTGAAAAAAGAGAAGATGTTTATGGAGCAACACTAAATTACTAGGAGGTGATTAAAGGGCTCAAATAACTACAACTAAAACACCAGATCCAATAAAGATAGATAAATTCTTAGGTTTAAATGTTTCAAATACTGGTGATACACAAATAATGTTAGGAGAGTCAGGAAATATGGATAACTTCTATATAACTGATGACTATAAACTAAGAAAAATATATGGATATAAATCATTTCATGACTTTAATACACCAATAAGTGGAATGTACGCAACAAATTTAGGTGGTACAGAATACTTACTAGTAGCAACAAATTCAAAACTATATTATTTTTTAAAAAGCGAACTTGAAGATACATCAAATTGGGGCTCAATGACACCTACATTAATAGGTAATATCGGCAATAATGATGTATCTTTTTTTACGTTTGATAAGAAAGTATATATATTAAGTGGTAAATACCAAAGTTGGGATGGAAGAATACTAACAGAAGTAGAAGGATATGTACCTTTAGTATTCATAAATACTCCACCTGCTGGTGGTGGGCTTGTATATGATGAAATAAATATGCTTAACCCAGAAAAACACCAAACATTTAATGGTGATGGAACTGCAAAAACATATCAACTAGCACAAAAAAACATAATGGATGTAACTTCCGTAGCAGTTAATGGTGTTTGGACAAATAAATATACTTTTGACGCAGCAAATGGAACAGTAACATTTAATACAGCACCATCTAGTGGAATGGATAATGTAGATATTTATTGGACTAAAGATGAAGGTGAAAGGGAAATAATTGAAAATATGAGGTTCGGTACAGTATTCGGTGGTGATATTGACTCAAGAGTTTTCTTATATGGTAACCCTAATATGCCAAATAGAACATATTTTAGTGGTATAGCAGATGGAACACCAAGTGTTGAATATTTTCCTGCATCAGCACAAGTAGATATAGGACCATCAAACTTTGCATTAACTGATTTAACAAGACAATATGATAGATTACTTGCAACAACAAATAGACCTGAAGCATATTATTTAACTATTTCAACAGCAACATTAGATGTAAAATTATCAAATAATACAACAGTACAAAGATTAGTACCAAGTGTATCAACATACCCATTAAATGAAGTACATGGAAATGTAGCACCAGGACAAGGACAATTAATAAATAACTATCCAGTAACTTTAGATAGAAATGCTCTTATATTGTGGAAAGCAACAAATGTAAGAGATGAAAAGAATATGGAAGATATTTCACAAAAGATAAGACTAGATTTAAACCAATTAGAGTTGAAATATTTCAAAACAATAGATAATCAACCAGCAAATCAATTATGGTTTGGTAGTGATAACAATATTTATATATATAATTACTACAATAAAACATTTTCAAGATTAAAAATAACAGACTCATTAACTGAATTTGCAGTACTAGGAAACCACGTTTATATGGGCTTAGATGATGGTAAAGTAGTAAAATGGGGAGATGAATTTGTTGATTTTGATGGTACTCCAATAGTTGCACATTGGGAAATGAATTTTAGTGATTTTGGAGCAGCATACTTACGAAAGACTATGAATAGGCTGTGGGTATTAATGCAACCACAAGCAATAAGTAGTGCAGATATAGGCTTTATAACAAATAGAGCAGAGTCAACAACAAGAAAACATATATCATATACTGTGTTATTGTTAGATGAGGTAGATTTTAGTGATTTCAGTTTTAAAATATCAAACAACCCACAACCATTTAGATTAAAGATGAAAGCTAAAAAGTTTACTAATTTAAAAATAACAATAGATAATGCAGAAGCAACAGACTGTACTATATTGCAACTAGCATTAAGAGTAGATAGTTTTGGGGAAAGTAAGTAGGTGAGAAAAGGAACGAAGATTTAATTAAAGAAAAATTTAACAACCAGCAAAAGCAACTAGATGAACACGAGAAAAAAATAGAAGCACTAGAAAAGATCTATACAATAATGGCAAAAATGGATATTAGAATCAATTCTATAGAAAATAATGTCAATGGGATCAATGAAAAATTGGAAGTAAGAGAGCAAGCAAAAGGAATGAAGTGGGATAAATTAATAGATTATTTATTTTATTTTTTGCTAGCAACATTATTAGGATACGTAATACACCAATTAGGTATAAAGTAGGAGGTATTTATGAAAAAACTAGTATTGAAAGATGAAATATATAATGTTTTTAAATGGGGTTTAATAATATTTGTACCATCATTGATAACATTAATAAGCAGTTTAGGGCAAATATATAAATTTGATACAGAAGTAATAATATTGACTATTGCAGCAGTATCAACATTTATAGGTACAATAACAGGTATTTCAGATAAAAATTATAAGAAAGGAGAATAAACAATGCCAGTAACAAAATTTACAGAAAATGTAAACAATATTCAAGCATTATCAGATCAGCCAAACACAATAGATGGATTAACAAGTTCAGAACTAAAACAAAGGTTCGATAAAGCTGGAGCAGATATTAAAACATATTTAAATAACACACTAACAGAAGAAATAGATGATATTGTAGTAGCAACAAATAGTTCTATAGCAAGTGTAAGATATGCAATACCAACAAATTATGTAACAACTTCTGATAGTAGATTAACAAACTCACGTAAATGTAATAATACATTTGATAATTGGGGTACAGCTAGAGGTAATTTAAAAATAGGATATGGCACATCTTTACCATCAAGTGGAGATAACGGCTCAATATTTTTACTATATAGTTAGGGGTGATTAAAGGGCAACATTTTTAAAATCAGCAAATTTTAATGGAACAAATGGCTCTCACTTTTATATTGAGCTTTATCAAACAACTACACAAAATATAAGTGCAAATACATCAACAGTTACTTATGACTTATATTTTTGTTCAAAAGATGGATATAGTGGTTCAGGTTCAACATATCGTGGATATATAGGACAAAATTATGAAACAAGAACTGAAGTAGGTTCTGGAACATCTATAGGTGTAAACGAAAGAAAAAAAGTTGGTTCTAGAAGCATAACATTTAATCATAATAGTGATGGTACAGGAACAGCTTCATATTATACAGTATTAGGTACTCCATGGACTTTAGGATATGCAGATTTTAGTGGTACTTTTACATTACCAACAATTCCTAGAGATTTTTCATCAACTCCTAGAATAACTCAAGGAACAGTTAAGCCAAATTCTGTAACAATAAATTGGTCTACTTCAGAAAATTGTGATTTAATTAAATATAAAATAAATAATGGTAATTGGGTTCAAGTCTGGACAGGAAATGCTAAAAGTGGAAGCTTTACTATATCAGGGCTAACATTTGATACAACATACTCAATAGTAGGAAACTTTAGAAGAAAAGATAGTCAAAGAACAATGAATTCAAACACATTATCAGTAAAAACAAAAGCAAGACCTATAAAAATTAGAGTAAATGGAACTTGGAAAGATGCAATACCTTATGTAAGAGTAAATGGGACCTGGAAAAAGGCACAAGCTTATGTAAGAGCAAATAATTCGTGGAAGGAAGGGATTTAAGGGCAACATACGAAGAAGATTTAAATAGATTAAAAACAGCTCAACGAGATGCAGCAATAGCAGATTTACAAAACACAAGAAATCAAGCACTAAGTAATTTAGAAGCCGAAAGAAATCAAAATGCTTCAATGTATAATCAGCAAAGAAATACAGCAAATGCACAAAATAGAATGGCAGCAAGAAACTTTCAAGAATACTTAGCAAGTACAGGAAGAGCAAATAGTGGTTTAAGTGCACAAGCAAGAATGCAAAATGCTAATAATCTAAATACAAATATTAATTATTTAAATGCAGGTGAAGCAAGTGCATTAGCAGATATAAATAGAAGAAATACATTAGCAAATGATGCATACAATACAGGACTAGCTGGAGCAAATGCTAATATAGAAGCAAATTATATTCAAAACTTACTAAATGAAAGAGATAAAGAATTAAATAGACAATTACAACAAAGAGCAGCAGACTTAAATGAAAGACAATTCCAAGAGTCAGTAAGACAATTCAACGAGAATATGGCATTACAAAGACAACAACTTGCATCTCGTTTTAGCAGTGGTAGTGGTGGTGGCGGTTCTACTAGAAGTTATAGTGGAACAAATAGAACAAATAGAACAAATAGTACGAAGAAATCAAATAACAATACTAATAATGATGTTGCTATATCTTCTGTTTCATCTCCTGCTAAATTTAGCAGTACAAAAGCAACAAAATGGTATGTTAAAAATGCTCAAAATATAAGTTCAAAAAATCAACTAGACTCAGTAATAGCTAGTGGTTTATCTAAAGGAACAATAACTAAAAAAGATGCAAAAAACATATATAAAACTTATGGAATAAATGTTTAGTAGGAGGTGTTGTAAATGGCTAAAAAAATGAGCAAAAAGGAAATTGATAGTTTTATTAAAAGTACTAATATAACACAAGAACAGTATGTAGCTCCTACGGTACAAAGACACGTAGATACAAGGAATGTACCAGCTATGGCAGCAGTATCTCAAACGGTAAAACAACCACAAGTGCAACCAGTACAACAAACCGTAAATACTGTAACAGCTCCTACAACCCAGACAGTAAAAACTAAAGATTTAGATTTATCACCTAAGAATATAGGTAAAGCAATAGGAAAAGCAGCAAAAATAGCAGGAAAGACAATAGCAAATGTACCAACATTATTAGCAGAAGGTGCTTTAAAAACTGGAGAAAGTGTAATAGACACAGCAAATGATTTATCTGATGCAGTAAATAATTTTGCTTCTTATGGTGCTATAAAAACAATTTATGGTAAAAATAAAGCAGATAAATGGCTAAAAAAAGAGCAAAAAAATCAAGAACAATTTTTAAAAAGAAATTTAGTAAATGATTTTGAAAATCTTACAGGATGGTCAAAAGAAAAAAACAAATGGGAAAAAGACTCATTAATAAATAGTGAAAATTTAGGTGGACAGGTAGTACAAGGAATAGGTGGTATGGTACCAGCTTTAGTTGCTGGACAATATGCTGGGCTAACACCTAACTTAACATCATTACAAGGTTTATCTGGAGCAGCTAAAGCAAAGGCAATAGCTGGAAATATAGGTCAAACATATTTATCTCAATTACCTTCTAATGCAATATTATCAGCATCAAGTTATGGTGGTGGTTTAGAAGAAGCTTTAAATGATGGTGCAACAAGAGGTCAAGCACGAAAATATGGTCTAGCAAATGCTGCAATAGAGCAAGGAACAGAAATGCTTACTGGTGGAGTACCTGGACTAGAAGGTAAAGGTGGACTAGATAGTTTAATTGAACCTTTAGTAAATAGAAACACAAATGGTTATCTAAATGCTTTATTAAAGGCTGGTTATGGTGCTGCTGGTGAAGGTTTAGAAGAGTATGCAGGTGCTATGCTAGAACCTTTAGCTAAAAAGATTTATTCTGATGAAAAAATAAATTGGGATGAAGTAAGAAAACAAGCAAGACAAGCAGGTTTAGTAGGTGCTGCAACAGGTGCTATACTTAATTCTCCACAAAACTTACAAGATATTAGAGATGTAAGAAACGAAAATAGAGTAAGAAAAGCTATAGGTGATGCAGAATATGCTGAAGGAAATAACCAATATAACCCAGATTATAAAGGTTGGGAAACACAAAGAGAAGAAAATAGACAACAAGAACAACTAAGAAAACAAGAACAAGAAGAAAGAAACCAAAAAGTAGCAGAAAACAACAGATTAAGACAACAAGAGCAACAAACACAAGAAAATAATATAAATGCTCAAGAAACAACAAATGTGGCTGAAAATGCCTTAAATGATACGATAGAGACAAGTGCTCCTAGATCATCTTATTTAAAAAATTTAGACAATAATGATAGACAAAACCTAGAAAACATATATGCAAAACAAAGAAGTGGGGAACGATTAAATAAAAATGAATTAGAACAACTTCAATATTTAAGAAGAAAATCTAATAATTTAAAAAACCCAGAACTAAAAACAAATAATACAATGCAAGACCTTTATGACAATAAAGATTATAACAATTACTATACAAAAGCAAACCTAGATAATTTTGATGAAACCATATTAAGTAAAGCAAAAGAAACTATTCAAGCAAATAAACAAGGTAAAAGAACAAAACAAGAGTGGCTAGATGTTGCTAAAAATATAGGTTTACAAGCAGATAATATGAATAGTGAACAATTAAAACAATATGCTTTTGCAAGTTTTAAAGATGCAAGACCAAACATAAAAGATAACTTAAATAGACAAGGTCAAAAATATGTAGACTTTAAACTTAACGAATGGGTAAATGCAGTATATGAAGGTGCAGGAGTAGGAAAACCTATTAATAACACTATAGAAAATCAACGAGTAGATAATAAACAAGTAGATAATAAACAAAAGCAATTTGATATTGTAAATAGTACTAATCCGATGCAAGATGAATACCATAGTGGAATAAGAAGCAAAAATGATATTAGAACATGGGATGAAGTAATGAATTTAGATGATGATACAGAAGGTCAATTTGCTTGGGGAGATTATTCAAGAGAAGATGCTTTAAGAGATAAAGAAAAAGGAACTATAACCATATATAGTTCTAAACCTATAGAAAATGGAAATTTTGTATCTACTTCAAAAATTCAAGCTGAAGAATATGCTGGTGGTCCTGGAAACAAAATTTATTCTAAAGAAGTACCTTTAAATGAAGTTGCTTGGATAAACGGAGATGAAGGACAATATGCTAAGGTCGAAAATGTAACAGAAGAAATTAAAGAACCTGTAATAAAAGTAGAAACAACAGGAGAAAAAGGTAAACAATACTGGAAAGAACAAGGAGCAAATGAAGAAGTAGCAAAAGTATTAAGTGAAATGCCTAAAGTCGAAAAACAACCTCTTAGAGAAAAAATCAAAGAAGGTAAAGCTAAAATTGGTGAAGAGTGGAGCTATTTAAAGAGAAACTTAGTAGACAAGGGAGAAACTATTTACACATTAGGAAAGAAAACTAAAAACCCTAATCTTTATGCTAAATATGACAAAAGAGGAACTACTTCTGGAGAAGCAAATTATGATATAGGAGTTGCTCAAACAAATTTAGAAGGAAAAAGATTTAATAATTTTACTGATAAAAATGGTAAAAAGAAGTCAATGTCTTTAAATGAAATTTGGGAAGGAGTAGATCCTGAAGTTGCTAACGAATATCTAGCACATTACTTAAATGTTGATAGATATAACCAAACTAATGAAGATGGAACACAAAAATATGTATTTGGAGAGTCTGTAACTGACCAAGATTCATTAAAGAGAATTGCTGAATTGGAACAAGAACACCCAGAACTTAAAAGATTTGGAGAAAATGTATGGCAATATGGCAAAAATCAATTACAAAATAGAGTAGATGCTGGACAAATATCTCAAGAACAAGCAAATCAATTCTTAAAAGATACACCACATTATGTAAGATTACAAAGAAATGTAGATACTAAAACAAGTCCTTTAATAGAATTCGATAAAAAAGGTAATGTAAAAGTAAATAAAAATTTAAAAGAATTTAAAGGTAGTACATTAGATATACTTCCATTTAAAGAGTCAATGGCTCAATATACTTTAGATGTTAGAAATTCAATAAGAGATAATCTATTTGCTCAAGAATTAGCAAAAACTTTAGGAATAGATGGTAATGGAGAAGTTGTAAGCGATTTAGATGATATTATGGGAACTAACCCAGAATTATTAAAAGATAATGGAGACGGAACTTATTCACTAACATTCTTTAATAAAGGTGTTGCTACAACAATACCTATTAATGAAGGTATATATGAGTCATTACAACCAAATAAACATTATAAATTTGAAGATACTTTACCATTTAAAGGAATAAGAAAATTTGACAACTTTAGAAAAGCTTTATTAACTGATAAAAACCCATTATTCCTTGCAACAAACATGATGAAAGATGCTTTTGATGCACCATTAAACTCTAAGTACCCTGTAGAATTTGTTAAAAACTATCCTAGAGCAATTAAAGAGATAGCAACAAATGGTAAATATTATCAACAATATCAAGCATTAGGTGGTTTACAAAATACTTATTTTGATAATAAAAGTTTTCAAAAGGAAGGTAGTAAATTAAACCCAATGACATGGATAGAAAAAGGAAATAATGCTGTAGAGCAATTCCCAAGACTTGCAGAATTTATTTCAACAATGGAAAAAACAGGAGATATAGACAAAGCTATGTATAATGCTGCTGAAATAACAACTAACTTTAAACGTGGTGGAGACTGGACAAGAGCAGCAAATAGAAATGGTGTAACATTCTTAAATGCATCAATGCAAGGTTTTAGCAAACAAATAAGAAACTTTACTGATATACAAGAACCTAGACAAGCAGTACAAATGTTAGGAAAAATAGTTGCTTTAGGTATAGCACCAGGTTTAATAAATGATGCTATGTGGGATGATGATGATGAATACAAAGAACTACAAGATTATCAGAAAGACAACTATTACTTATTTAAAGGTAAAGATGGACAATGGATAAGAATACCTAAAGGTAGAGCAATAAGTGTATTTCAAAGTGCAGCAAGAAGAACTAAATATGCCTTAGGTGGTGATGAAAAAGCATTTAATGGTTTTGTAGATTTTGCTAAAAATCAAGTAGCACCAAATAGCCCATTTGAAAACAACATTTTATCACCAATAACAAATGTAAGAGAAAACAAATCATGGAGTGGTAACAAAATAGTAAATGACTCTATGATTAAAAGACCAGAAGCAGAGCAATTCAATGAAAAAACAGATGAATTTAGTAAATGGTTAGGCAAAAAGTTAAATTATTCACCAATGAAAATAAATTATTTATTAGACCAATATTCTGGAGTTGTTGGAGATGTAACATTACCAGCAATAACAGCAAGATCATCAAGTAGCACAAGTAACCCTATAATTGCATCAGCAAAAGATAAATTTACTTTAGATGCAGTAAATAGTAATAAAAGTGTTGGAACATTCTATGATGTAAAAGATGAAATAGAAAAACAAAAAAATTCAATTAAATCAACACCTATAGATGTTGCTAAAAATAGTTATATGACTTCACAAAGTATAGCTTTATCCGATTTGTATAAGAAACAAAAAGAAATACAAAACTCTGATCTAAGTAAAAAAGAAAAATACAAACAAGCAAGAGAAATACAAAAAGAAATTAACGAATTTGCTAAAGAAACAGTAAAAAATGTACAAAACATAGAAGAAGAAAAGTATTATTTAAAAATTGGAGACTCATATTATAAAAAAGTTATAAAAGATGGTGAAGAAAAATATGTAAAAGACTCATCTAAAAAAATACCTACTGAGAAATATGCATTATATGATTATTTTAAATCTAAATATGAAAAAAGTAAGGAGAGTGATTAAATGATAAGAATAAACCCAAGAACACTAGATGCAGAAATGGTACGAGGTAATACTGGTACCTTTTCTATTGCACCTAAAATTAACGGAGAGTATATCTTAAAAGAAGGAGACCATGTTTGGTTTACTTTAAGAAAGATAAAAGATAACAGAATATTAATACAAAAAGACATAACAGAATTTCATGATGGAATAGCAGATATAGTAATAGAACCAAGTGAAACTACAAATATGGAAATAGGAAACTATATATATGACTTAGTATTAGTAAGAAGTGATGGAACAGTAGACTCATTAATACCTGGTAGTAAAGACACAGCTTACTTTAGTTTAAAGAGAGGTGTTAAATAATGGATGAAACAGCATTATATGAAATCAACATAGGTCAAAACATAATAGAAATAGAATTACCTGGTGGAACAAGAGGAGAACGTGGAGACAAAGGAGATGCAGGACCACAAGGAGAACCAGGACCAGTAGGACCAGAGGGACCAGCAGGACCAGAAGGACCAGCAGGACCAAAAGGAGACCCTGGAGTTGCTGGAGAAAAAGGAGAAACAGGACCAGCTAATACTCTATCAATAGGAACAGTTACTAAAGGTGCAGAAGCATCTGCTGAAATTACTGGAGAAGCACCAAATCAAACATTAAATTTAGTTCTTCCACAAGGAATTAAAGGAGATACTGGAGATACAGGTCCAAAAGGAGATACTGGTGATACAGGACCACAAGGACCTAAAGGAGACAAAGGAGATAAAGGTGATACTGGAAATGATGGCTTTAGCCCAACAGTAACATCATCAAAAAGTGGAAAGACAACTACTTTAACAATAACTGATGCAAATGGAACATCTACAGCAACAATATTAGATGGAGAAGATGGACCTACATATACAGCAGGAACAGGAATAGATATAACAAACAACATAATATCTAATACACAAACATCAGCACAATGGGGAAATATCACAGGAACATTAAGTAATCAAACAGATTTACAAACAGCATTAAATACTAAAGCAAATACAAGTAGTGTACCAACAAAGACAAGTGATTTAACAAATGATAGTGGATACATAACTAGTGAAACAGACCCTGTATTTAATGCAAGTGCTGCTAAAAACATAACATCAACAGATATAACAAATTGGAATAATAAATCTACCTTTAGTGGTTCATATAATGACTTAACTAATAAACCTACATTATTTAGTGGAAACTATAACGATTTAACTAATAAACCCACAATACCAGATAGCACTTCAGATTTAACAAACGATAGTGGTTTTATAACAAATACAGTAAATAATTTAACAAATTATGTGCCAAAAGAAAGTAACTATTATTCGGATGATACAGGAACAATTACTAACGAAGATGGAGAAATTACTATTGAAGCAAAACATAATGGTAACGACTTCACTTGTAGTACAAATCTTATTGTTGGTAATGGTGGTTTTTCAACAGAATATAGAGATGGATATGATTTAAAAGGTTCAATAAGTGTAGATAGTGAAGGAACAGAAATAACAGGAGTAGTAAGACCATCATCTGATGATATGGCTACTAATAAAGAATACGTAGATGGTGAATTATCTTCAAAACAAGACACTTTAGTTTCAGGAACAAACATAAAAACAATAAATAACTTGTCTATACTAGGTAGTGGAAACATATCTATACAAGGTGGTTCAGGTTCAGGTTCAAGTAGTTGGGGAAGTATATCAGGAACATTATCAGACCAAAAAGACTTACAAGATGCTTTAGATGCTAAAGTAAATTTAGTAGATGTCGATAGTGAAACAGGAAGTAGTTCAGAAATATCTAAAGACTCATCTAATGTAAGTGCTAGAGTTTACGATGCAAAGGATGGCTGGATGTTCGACAGTTCAGTTGCAGATTATTGGATTAACTCATCTGCTTATAATAGCAATTATGATGAAGTAGGACACATAATACTCGACACAGAAGGAGTAGATTTAGGAAGCACTTATACAGATAATGAGGACTCAAGTAATAATGCAACAGGAAATATAATTAATAAAGAAGGAAAAATATCAATAACATCTGATTTAGGTGGAACAGTAAAAGGTTCAATAAAAGTAGATGCAAATGGAACAACAATAAGTGATGGACCATTAGTAGTAGATAGTATAAGAACTAAAAATATATTTGGTAATTATGCAATTATAAATGGTTGGATAAGTGGAACTACAATGCGTGTTATTTCAGTAAATGGTAATAGAATGGCATTTATTAGTTGTAAACCAAACACAACTTATACAATTTCAAGAAGTGTCAAGACCAGCACATTTAGAGTAAGTGACTATACAACTATACCAACTATGACAAGTTCAAATGTTGATTATACAATACCAACTGCAATAGAAAACAATGATGGAACAACAATAACATATACAACAAGTTCAACTGCAAAATATTTAATAGTACATTATGGTAGAGAAGAAGAAAGTACTATATCTAGTAGTTTGGCAACTATACAAGTTGAAGAAGGTTCAACAGCTACAGCATATACACCTTATCAAAATTTGGGCGAAGAACTTGCATATAATAAATCAACATATACCAGTAACGGAATATCTATAAGATTTGAAAAAGTTGGAAGAATTGTATTTTGTACATTTGAAGGGTCAACTACAAGTGCATTAACTGCAAATACTGATTATACTGTTACATTTGATTCTAAATACACTCCAAAAGAAGTAGTAAGAAATTGTGTAATATTTAATGAACCTGGTGTAATTGGATATGTTTATATAAATACTGCAACAACACTAATATATAGAGTAAAAAGTAATGTAAGCACAAATCAATATCCAAGATTTAGTTTTGCTTATATATCTGCTAATTAAGAGGTGTATATGGAATTTATAATAGGTTTTATATTAGGAGAAATAAGTGGAATTACACTAATGTGTGTTTTATTTATGAATAAAATGTGATATAATATAAACAAAAAGGAGAGTGATTAAAGGGCGAAATTTGGAGTAGATTTAAGCCACCACAACTCAGGAATTAACTTTAATGTATTAAAAGATGAAGGAGTAGAATTTGCTATTTTAAGAGCAGGATATACTGGTTACGGAAATGGTATATCAAAAGCAAAAGATGAACAATTTGAAAACTTCTATATTCAATGTAAAGAAAAAGGAATAGGAGTGGGAGCATATTGGTTTAGTTGTGCTAACACTTACCAAAAAGGTGTAGATGAAGCAAACTGGATGTATGAAAATTGTTTAAAAGGAAAGCAATTCGACTACCCAATATACATAGATGTTGAAGATGACACAGGTGGAAAAAGATGGCTACGTAATGCTGGAAAAGAAGCAATAACAGATGGTATCATAGGTTTCTGTGAAACATTAGAAAACAAAGGATATTATGTAGGAATATATGCTAACTTAGACTGGTTTAATAATTGGATAAATCAAGATAGAGTAAAAGACTATGACAAATGGTTAGCAGCATGGTTAAAAAACAAACCAAAGACATATTTAGGAGACAGAATGTGGCAATTTGGTGGAGAAACAAACAAAATTCGTTCTAACAAAATATCAGGTCAGTCAGTAGACCAAGATTATTGTTATTATGATTATCCAGGAGTAATTAAAAAAGCTGGTTTAAACGGTTATACAAAGTCAAACAACAAAGAAGAGAGTAATTCTACACCTGAACCTAAAAAGAGCCTAGAAGAACTTGCAAATGAGGTTTTAGAGGGTAAATGGGATAATGGTGAAGAAAGAAAGAAACAATTAGAAGCTCATGGATACAATTATCAAGCAGTACAAAACTTAGTAAACGAGAAATTAGGTATTACAAAGAATTCTAACAAGCCTCAATATTACGTGATTAGATCTGGAGATACTTTAACAAAAATAGCAAAACAATTTGGCACAACAGTAAATGAATTAGTAAGATTAAATAATATACAAAATCCAAACTTAATATTTGCAGGAAATCAATTAAGAGTAAAATAGGAGAAAACATGGAAGACAAAAGCCTAGCAACAGAGTTATTACAAGATGCAAAAAGAACTAACAAAAGAATGTTTATTTTAATAATTTTAATACTTATAATGTGGTTTTCAAGTATAGGACTATTTATTTACTATATAAAAACTACAGCTTATGAAACTATAACAGAAAGTACTGAAGTAGAAAATGAAAGTGGAAATGCTAATGCTTGTATAGGGGATAATTGTAATAACGGAGTAATAAATGGCAAGAGCTAAAGCGACAAGGGTAACTAGAAGAAAAGTAAATGTACGATATGTTACCAAATGCAAGAACTGTGGTAAATTTGCTAAAAAGAGTAAATAATGTTAAGAATAGATTTTACTAATGAAGAATTAGATAAAATAAAATCAAAAATACATTTTACCCCATTACAAGAAAGAATAATAAACTATAGATTAGATGAATATTCAATAACTAAAATGGCTATGGAAGAAAATTGTAGTGAAAGTACAATAAGCAGAGAAATAAAAAAGATCAAAAAGAAAATTATGAAAGTAATTTGATAATAATAAGACAATGACCAGATAATTTCTGGTCTTTTTTTTGTGCAATAATTTAAGCAGAAAGGAGAGATACTACCTAGACAAATGTTTAAAATGCATTTTATGGGTTTTTAGTATCTCTTTTTTCATTATAGGAGGCAATTATGTTTAACAACCAATATTTATATAATCAACAACCAAACATAGATAGGATAAATGCACAAATAAATGAATTAGAAAATATGAAAAAACAAATACAACAGCCTTTACAACCTACGAATTTAACACAAAACTTTCAAATATCACCAACAAATAGAGAAGTTATAAAATACGCAAACTCTATGGATGATGTACAAAAAGAATACATAGTAGGTGATACACCATATTTTAGTAAAGATTTAAGTGTTGTATGGATAAAATCAACTAATGGAAACATAAAAACTTATGAATTAACTGAAATAGTGCCTAAAGATGAAAAAGACATAAAAATAGAATATTTACAAGCACAAATAGAAGAATTGAAGAAAGGAATATTAAACAATGAATCCAATGCAAATACTATTGAGTCAATTACAGACACAGATAAAAGCAAAAAATCCACAAGTGTTTCAACAGTTTCAAAGTCTAACAAAAAATCAGAATAACCCACAAGAAATACTTAATGGGATGATAAGTAAATATTCACCAGAACAAATGCAACAATTTAGGCAATTTGCTAATAGTTTTGGAATAACAAACGAACAACTAGACCAATATGGTATCAACACAAAATAGTGTTTGATATAAAAATTCAAAGAAAGGAGAAAAACAAAAATGAATGGTTCAAATGGAATACAACCAACAGTAGAACTAGCTACTACTAATGGAGCATATCCTTATCCAGTAATGATGGGTGGATATGGAAATAGTGGTTTTGGTGGTTTTGGTGGAGATGGAGCATTATGGCTAATTGTTTTATTAGCACTTATCTGGGGCAATAACGGAAACAATGGTTTTGGTTTTGGAAATAATGGTTTTGACAATGGTTATGCTTGGTTATCTAATGGACAAAAAGATATTATGAATAACACAAATAACGGATTTGATACATTACATTTAAGCAACCAAATAGAAGGTACACGTGATGCTTTAAACAACATTTCAAATTCAATTTGTACATCAACAGCAAGTGTTAATAGTAACTTAACAAATGGCTTCTATAATGCTGAAATAGCAGCATCTAATAGACAAATGGCTAACATGCAACAAGCATTTGATTTAAGTAGACAATTTGCAGACTGTTGCTGCGAAAATCGTTTAGGTATTGCTAATTTAAATTCAACAATTCTAAGCGAAAACTGTGCTGATAGAGCAGCACTAGCAGATGGACTAAAAGATGTATTAATTAATCAAACAGCCAACACTCAAAGAATCTTAGATCAATTATGCAATGATAAAATTGATGCTAAAAACGAAAAAATTGCTGACTTACAACGTGAAATCTTAATGAAAGATTTACAAGCTTCACAAGTTGCTCAAACTGCTGATATTAGAGCAAACAATGCAGTAGTTGCAAATCAACTTGTAAGCGAACTTCGTTCTTGCCCAATTCCAGCTCAACCAGTGTACGGAAATCAACCAATATTCACTTGCCCTAACAACTTAGGATATGGTTGCGGATGCACAGGAACAAGTCAATTTATTTAAAAGCAAAAGTAGAATACTACTAACTCGAATACGAGAACTTGCTATATAGAGTAGGCAAGTCCTACTCTTTTTTATATGAAAGGAGAGATAAAATGATACAAAGTGTACAAGAATTACCTTTAATTTTAGCAACAAATACAAGTGATATTACATTTTCAAATGATGAATTAAGAACTAGAAGTGCAACTTGTCAAGGATGGTTAAATCATACTGAAGGAACAAGTCAATATACTATATTAGGTAGTGGTAATTGTAACCAAGCTAATGTATATGATATAAAGTTTAATGCAAATGTAACAGCAGCAGAAGCTGGAACTATTGAAATAGCTTTAAAAGAAAATGGTTCACCAGTAGTAGCTGCAAGTGCAAACGCAGTAATTACAACACCAGGAGATTATGTAAATATTGCTTTTGAAAAAAGAATAAGATTATGCCCTAGAGAAAATGTAACAGTAACGATAGGATCTGTAGCAGCAGTATCAGGAGTAACACCTGCTGTTGAAACAGTAGCACCAACAATAAAAAATGCAAATTTAATAATAGAAAAAGTGCGTTTCTAAAATGAATAAAGTAGATAATTTATCTCTTATCTTGCAAACATTAAGTTTAGAAATTTTGTTTAGAGATTATAACAATAGCGACTTAATGCAAGAACTACAAAAGCAAGATAAAGAATATTTAGAAAAAATAATAAATCAAAATAATCAAATAATGAAAATGTTAGAGGACATTATAGATGATAGATAAAGTATTAGAAAAATTAGAAGCATTTTTAACCACAGTTGGTGAAGAAGGACTAGAAGTAGCAGATATAGATTATCTGTATAAAGTAGTAGACATATACAAAGATATGAAGGAGGTAGAATGTATGAATAATTATGGTAGATATGATGCTTATGGAGAATATAATAACTATGGTAATTCTTATGGAAGAAGAGGAGTTGACTCACGTTATCGTGGAGAAGATTATATGGAAAGCATGAGAGGTAGTTATAGAAACTATGAAGATGCACGAAATGAATATAATAGAGGAAACTATGGTGCAAAAGAAGATGGTTTAAAAGAACTAGAATATACGATGCACGCAGCTATGAAATTTATAAAAATGGTAAAAGAAGAAGCAACTTCTCCAGAAGAACAAGAAATTGTAAGAAAACATATAATGAAAATAAGTGATATGTAATGTATAAATACTATAATGCAAACAGTCATAACAACTTTATAGATGATTGTTTTCCAAGAGCATATTCAACAGTAATGAATATAACATGGAGAGATGCTTATAAAGAAATATGTAAAAGTGCAATGGAACAAGGTCAAATGATGGATAATGGAGAATTTGTTAGGAATTTTTTAGATAAAAGATTTAAAAGGATTCCCTATAATGAAATATATATAGGAGAATTTGCGGAAAACCACCTTATTGGTAAATATCTAATAACAACTCCAGGTCATATAACAACATGTATTAATGGCTACATTATAGACACGTGGGATTGCACTGACAAAAAAATCGAGTATATTTGGAAAGTATCATAAAAATATGATATAATATTTATAGAGGAGTACCACAACTGCTCCTCTAATACTTTGTTGTGGGAGGTATTTTAATTATGAAATTAGATAATATTAAAGGAAAAAAATATGGAAGATTAACAGTGATGGACTATGCAGGAAAATCAAAATGGATTTGTAAATGTGAATGTGGTACTTATAAAGAGATTCAATCTGCACATTTAAAAGATGGTCATACCAAAAGTTGTGGTTGTTTACAAAAAGAGATTATAAAGAAAAATGCTGGTTCGCACTATCAAACCAAAACAAAATTATATAAAAAATACAGATCAATAATTGACAGAACAGAATATCCAAGCAATAAATCTTATAATGATTATGGAGCTAGAGGAATTAAGATGTGTAGCGAGTGGAGAAACAATTTTGTAAATTTTTATAATTGGGCTTTGAAAAATGGATATAGTGATGAATTGACAATTGATAGAATAGATGTCAACGGAGATTACGAACCAAATAATTGTAGATGGGTTGATATTTAT